GTCAAGGTGTTTGCGGGGTCCAAGTCACGGACTTGGTGAGGCAACGTCCCACGGGGACTACAGGGAAGCCTCTCTCTTCAGCACGGCTGCGAGTTCGGGTTCCTGTGCTTCTAGTTGCATTTGCCTCGTTATGTTAATACTACCGTCCTTCCAGGGGTTAGCCATTCCAGGCGCAATCGCTGAGTTCGGTGTGGGTTTTGCGCCCATACCTGCAGCGGTGCTTGGTTTGAAATGGTGTTCGTAGCCCGATCCAGGGTTTTTTAAGTTGTTCAAATAGGTGCTGATGTCCTGTTCGACACCGCCCTGTAATACGACTACTTTGCCGTCTGCATTTTTCTGTAGATTGTTTTGCAAAAGCATCAACATTTGGTCGGAGTTGATAGCTCCGGCTTGGTTGATTGCGGATAATGCGCTTGCTTTTGTTGCGGCCTGTTCGTTGGAGACTCGTAGGTCGTCAAGCTGGCGTTCCAGGTCGGAGATGCGGAGATCTTTGTCCTGGGCCGTTTTATTGGCTTCTTCCCAGAGGTCTTTCCATTGGCCTTGGTCTTCCAACGTCTTTTTGCGTTGGTCGTCCTGCTTCTTGTAGACCTCGTCGAGTTTGGTTTTGATGCCTTGGAAACGCTCCTCGGCTTCGGCGGCTTGCTGCTTGAAGGCGGCTAGCTGGGTCTCGTACTCGGCGCGGATTGAAGCGGTTGGGTCGGGTTGTGAAGCGGTGTCGGTTCCAGCCACGGGCTGGTCAGGGCTCGCCACGGGCGTGTCCTGGATGACTTGCTCTTCCATGCTCAGTATTCGTCAGGAGTGGTTACGGGTGTGGAGTCAATTGACTTGGTCCGGCGCTTTGCGCGGGGCTCGGACTTCACCTCTTTAGGTTTGTCCTTCTCATACAGATTCGCAGCGCGGAGTTCTACAAGTTCCCACTTGTATGTCCCATCGGGCTGCAGAACCTTGTCAAGTGATTCGGCCATGACAAGTTTTATTGGCAGTATTAGTCTACTGCACTACTTACTAAACGCTTTCGTTCGCAGTTGGTAGTACCTCGCCACGCACCAGCACTTGGCGGAACTCCTCGCGATCTAGGACACCTTGGTCGAAGAGGGAAGTTAGTGCGGTGATGTCTTGGCCGATTAGTTTGTCGATGTCGAAGTCGCGGCTGATGCTTACTTTCGGTGGTTCCAGTCCTAAGTAGTTCGCGGCAAGGTCGAAGGACTTCTGCAAACTTTGTTCGAGGTCCAGTGAAACCATGGACAGCATGGAGTTGGTGTCGACACGATCCAGGCGGCGGGCGTCGGCGGACTCTGCGACGAATTTTTGTTGGCTTAGGGTGCTGATGCCTAGCGTGGCCATTTGCATCTGTAGCTCGCGGATTTCGGAGGTTTGGGCCTCGAATGCGCTGGATGCGGGCTCGACGTAGTAAACCTTGTTGCCTGGTTGCGTGGAAATGGCGTAGTTCACGCCTACGGCCATGTCCTTGGTTTGGTCGTCCCAGCCCTCTAAAACCAGCATGGGTTGGCTGGCGATGTGCAGGCTGTGGATTAGGTCGGCTTGGCGTTGGAAATGCGCCAGGTTCAAATAGGCGATGTCTAGCAGCGGGGGCTTGCTGACCATCGTGTCGGTCTTGTTGGAATAGATCGTTACCAGTGGGATTTCGCCCAGGCTGTAGTCGCCAGACTCGACTAATTCGTAGTCGGAGGTGGCGTCACTGGCCTCGTAGGCGTTTGGATAGGGGAAGCCGCCTGCTGCTGCTTTGACAGATTCGGTTTGGCGGTAAATTCGGTAGCGGCCTGGTTCGATGACGCGGATTTGGTCGTAAACTTTCTCGCCAAACTCCCCATCGGCAACGACGGCGCGTTCTTTGATGCGGATTTGGGTTAGTTGGCCGTAATTTGTCTCGCGGTCCAGGCGCCAGCCGTAGATGTTGGTTGGGTCGATCTCAATCCAGTAAGGGCGGCGGTTGAGTGCGCGTTCCTCGGCCAGACTGCGCGCTCCAGTCGGGGCGGGGAAGTCGACTAGTGTGTGGCAATGGCCGTAGGTTAGGGCGCAGATCAGTGAGCGGCGGGCATACTCGTCGAGGTCGGAGCCGCATCCGTCGACGTTCTTTGCGAAAACTTCTGTCCAGTACGGGTCGCCATCGAGGGTGATGGGGCGGCGCAGAATTAGACCGGCGGCGGCACGCACCAGGCGCTGGGTGTAGGGGGAGAAGACGGCGCGGTTTACGCGGGCGAGGTAGGCCGAGTAATCCTCGCGGGGTTCGATTGGGAGGAAGGCTTCGCTATTCTCGCGGAGATATTCGGTGCCGAGAGTCACCGCTTTCATGATCTCCCAGCCGCGCATTTGGTCCAGCACTGCTTGCGTGCGGACAAATGGACTGTCCGGTCCACCCGGATAGGTGGAGCTGACGAGGTGGGTGCGGATTTGGCCGGGGACAGAATAAGTCATGGGGTTACCACTTCACCTTGTCAGCCCAGTAGGCCGCAGACATTTTTCCTTTTTTGATGTTAGCTGCGTGGCGGGCTTTGAATGATTCGCGGCGCTTGCGGTAAGACTCACTTTCGTTTTGTTTTTTGGGGCTGCCCTTCACGCCCTGTTGGCCGAAACGGATTAACTTCACCTCGTTGCCGACCTTCGCTAAAACTGCGTGGCTTTTGTTCGGGTGGTTCGGGGTGCGCTTGGGCTTGTTATAGCCCTCGAATTTTTCGCCGCGATACTCAATCATCGTCGTCCTCCACTTCGATCATTACCTCGACCCCCGATGCAAGGCGGGTCATTAACGCGCCAAAGTCAACTGGGTCTTGAGGGGTCATAAAAGTAAAACTAGCCTCGGTCATGCGGCTCTCCGCATCAACCTCCAGGTGGACGCAGAATCCGGGGATGATGCGGGTGCCCATTAGCTGCTATACGAAAGGCCGATGTGAGGGGTAACGCTGGGCGTTCCAGAGCTGATGCTCTTGATTCTCATGCGGATGCGATTTACGGGTTTGCCTGTGTAGAAGTAGATGTATTCGCCGTCGGCGTTGATGGTTTTGCTGTCGTCGATTTCGTACCAGGTGCCTGCGCCGCCGTTAAATTCGGTTTCGAAGGCGAGGGTGAAGTTGGCGCCGCCCGTTACGACAGCAGCGAAGCAAAATTCGCTTGTGTCGGCGTGAACCTCCAGGGCGTCGTTGACGGATGTTAGAGGGGTGGATTCGTGGTATTCGACGAGGTTCGTACCACGGACGACGGTGATGGCCATTACTTTTTAGCTTTGGGTTTGCGCTTTTTGGCGGTTTTGGCTGCTTTTTTGAAGGCGGCGGCGGTTGGGGCGCCCTTAGATCCGGGCTTTCGCATCTTTTCGCCCGAACCAGCCGCAATTCGCTTACGTTTTGCGTTGATGTTGGCGTAAAGACCGCGTTTTGCCATGGATCCAGCGGTTGCTTCTCTTATTTTAGTCGGTTCGTTTCTTTTGCTTTTTTGTACCGTGTTGTTTTTACTGGCTGTGTTTACGGGCCAGTGATTTAGTAGATGCGATAGCCGGTTTGGCCCATCGTGGCAGGCTTTGCAAGGTTGAATTGTTGGAGGCAGAGGTAGCCGAAGGCGTCGAAAGCGTGGTCAACTCCTAGGTTTTTGTTGGGCAGTCCCGTCCCAGGGGTGTAAGTCAGGGTGCGGAGGGCCTTGATTAGTTCCTTACAACGCGGGTGGATTAAACAACGACGCGTTCCAGTTGCATCGAGTAATGCGGTGTTCACGGCGGTGATCTTGTCGCGGATCTTCCACGGTGAGCGGGGGGTCTGGACCGTGAAGCCTGATTTGCGGAGGATTGTGTGGTCGGTCACGCCGATACCGCTAGTCTTTCGGGCGCCGCCAGTTGGGTCGGGACAGGCAATAATCCGACGTTCCACCCCGTAGCGGTTGATGATTTCGTCCGCAAAATCCCAGGTGGTCGCTCCACCGGTGAGCATGATTTCGTCGAAAACGTAGAGCGTGTCGTCCTTTTTGACCGCGCAGATGCCGGACATTGGATCCACGTTGAAGTCAATACCGAGAATGAGCGGAAGGATTGAAATGTCCTCGGCTTCGGTGCTGATGTTGGCGTCTGCAAATGAGATTGCAACGAGACCGCTGAGATTCTCAAAGCTGGCCTCGAACTCCTGGCGGAAGGTGCGGGCGTCAAGCTGGGAGCGGGCAGCTTCGACTTCCTCCGCTGGTACGTTCCCGCCTTCGATTGTTGTGTAGCACCAACGCGCCCAATCGCCGGTTTCGTCCTCCTCGACGTAACACCACAGGTCATAAAACCAGCTGGCGGTGCCTTCTGGGGTAGAAATGAATAGTGCCCAGCCCTGTTTGTCCGCCAACGCAGGGCGAAGCACCTCAAACCACACCTCCGATTCCATAAACGCGGCCTCGTCAAGTACCACCCCGGAAAGAGAACGGCCTCGGAGAGCGGCGGCATTCTCGGTGCCTTTTAGCTCGATCGTTGACTCGTTGATTAACTCCATGCGGAGTTCGGTCTCGTTTTTGTTGCGTACCAGGGTTGGAGGGATGATCTTTTTGAGGGTTTTCCAGGCGATGTCCTTCGCCATGCGGTAAGTCGGGGCGCAGTAAAAATAAGTCTCGCCAGGACGTCCCAGGGCTGCTTTGAGGAGTTCGATGCAGGCCAAGTAAGATTTGCCGAAACGGCGGCCTGCAACGAGGACGCGGAAGCGGTTTTTTGCACTAAATACTTCGCCCTGAGCAGGGCGGAGGCTTAAATCAAGGGTCTTACGCACACAGATGACGTGTTGTGTACTACTAGCTTATTACTCGCGTTCGATTTTGATGTTGATCTCGGGTACGCTGTCGCCTTTTTCTTCGATTTGGTCGCAACCCACCATCTTCGCCAAAGAATCCAATACCTGGGCCGCAGTTGACATCTGACCGCGCTTCATCGAAGCATGGAATAGACGGTTTCGCATCGAAAAGATACGACCCGCCATGTTCTCACGCTCCAGGGCAAAGTCCTCGCTGTTGAGTTGTTGGACTTTTTTCCAGTCGCGCCAGGCAGTGGCGATGCCGATTTGCTCCTTGTCGGCGTGGTCGAGGACTAATTGGCGGCAGGTCAGACCGTCGAGTTGGCGTTTGTACAGGCGTTGGACGCGGTTTTCGACTTCTGCAGCGCACTTTTTGGGGCCGAAGGGACGACGGCGGGAACCAATCGTGGTTTCGTCAAGGTAATCCTCGTCGCTGATACCTTGGCCGTATTCAATTTCGTACTTTTCCTCTTCTGGCATCGTTCCAGGGAGCCCTTTTGGTTTGATCGTAACAAACTTCGGTGAATTTAACGGATTTTGTGTTGTATTTTTTGGGGGCCGGGGTGTAGCACATGACAGATTTGCTGCCCTACCCCCCTTGTGTGATAAAGTAGTTGAAATTTAGGGGTTTTTATGTAGGTTCAGAGGGACGCCATGGGCAGTGTTAAGTTTTGCAACACTCCCCCTGATGACCCCCGATCTGTGATACAGTATGGAAGTGGAGGGAGCGACCCGGTCGCGAGCTTCACAGCAAGTGTTACAGAAGATTAAGCCAGGGTATCCACCCCGTCCTCTTCTGTGATACACTTAAGGAGTCAAAGGGAAGCACACCAAGCGACCTTAAGACACCAGCCAACCCGAACCACTCAACAGCACGATGCGGCTATGCCGCTGACTGCTGGGGTCTGAACGTTCGGTGCGGTCGCACCTCGACAACTGAAGACAAAGCAGCGTGGCAGTCAGTCGGTCACTTGTGACTCACTGACGACTCGACCGCGCACCGTGCCAACCTCATCCAAAGGTAAAACGATGATCAGTCAGCAGAACAGCATCAAGCTAACGCTTGACAGCGTGTCGTCGATCGATCTCCGCACCACGGAGGTCAGCATCAGCGATAGCAAATCTGGAGATACTGTCACCGTTGCGGGTTTCACACGCGAGCAACTAGAACGTGAAATTTCATACTACGTTCGTTTGCGACGGTGGACTCACGACAGAGAGGGTCGCGAAGATGCACGGGCTTTCCTGAACTCCCTCGCGGAGAATGTCAGCGAAGGCCTCAAGCAGATCGCGGCGGATACATCAGAGGCTGAGGAGGTCGCATCGTGAGACACCTAGTGACCACGTATCGCGGCACTGAACGCGGCTGGATTCCTGCGGGATCCGGTCGCCCCAGGCTCAAAGACGACGCATTGCGGCTTGCTGCATTGCTTCAACGGATCGACCCCGACCGGTACCTGTACCGCGTCGAGGTTCTACCGGTCGAGCTTCCTAGCTTCCTGTGATTCTGTAACGCCCCAGGGTTCACCCCCTGGGGACACCCCTCACTGTGTTTCCAATGACTGTTTCCCCAGAGCTTCAGCGTCGCATCGATGCCCTCAATGGCTGCAATGGCCACTGGGTTCTGATCCGCGACGGTGAGCCACAACGCGATTGTTCGCATCAATGGCATCAATCGCCGGATGATCACTTAGCTGAATGCCTTGCCAATCGTTGGCGTGATGTATCACTGGGCTTCGTACCTAGCTACATCGGTTTCAGCGATTACGGCAACACTGGCTTAGTCGGGTTAGCTAATCATCGGGTCTTTCTCGATAATCACGGCTCAGACGAGGGTGTGCATGACATCGGCTACGGCTGGAATGGTTCCGGGGTCTGCGTCGATCTGCGATACATCACAGACGACGTGATCGAAACGATCCAGGCTCTGGAGTCCTATCCGCTGATCTCCGATGATGAACACAGCCAAGTCGAGTGCGAGGTAATCGAAAAGGACTGGGTAGATGTGAGCATCGATGACAGGGTTCAGATTCTTCAGGATCGCGGACTGTGTATCTTCGCCGCTCGCGATGATTCCGCCCCATGGCGTGAATCGCTCTACAGCTTGTTCGAATACTTGATTAGCTGCGCTAACGAGTACCCAACTAGCTATGCCTGATCAATACGCCCCAGGGCTAATCCTTGGGGCGATATACCCTCACCTTAAAAAGATGACTAACGAAACCTACAACGGCTGGACAAACTACCAGACGTGGAATGTAGCACTCTGGATTCAAAACGAGTTCGAGTTCTATTCCGTAGCGCTGGCCTGTGGTGATTACGCCGAGTTTCTGTCAATTATGACAGAAATTGACAGCGGCATCGCAACACCGGATGGCGTCAATTGGAACGATCCAGGCATCAATCACGCCGAGATCGACCGCATGATCGAAGCGTTCTGAGCCCCCATTTGGGGGCTTTTTACTTCACAAGCAGATAGCTGTCCCCACGGTGTTGTAGCACTGTTCGATCGGATAATTGCTACGTTCCAGGTCTTGCTTGTCATAAACGTAGAGAGTGCAGCCACGGGGGTCTGACTGGTGAAAGATTGAAAGCCCGTAGCGTGAAGCTTGCTTGCGTGCAATGTCGAGGTAAAAGTCTTCGCGGTTGAATGTAGGCTGGCCTTTGCAGGTGTAATCGCCCCACTTATCCTTGCGGTAGAGGTGAGGCTCCCCGGTTTCGTCGTCCCACTGAATGCGGCCATTGCATTCGTCCTCTGCCCACTTGTGCAGGTGCTTCTCACAGTCGCGGAGAACGCGCCAGCTGTGATCGGTGAATCCGTAATTACGGATGAGAAATTGCTTGTTAGTCACGGTTGCCTTTGGATGTGGCGACCCCTCCATTAGACACGTTCCAGGGGGGACTTGTCAACACCCCAGGGAAAATTCCAGGTTTCCAGCTTTTCTCATTTGTTCTGTGCTAGGTTAGCCCCGTTGTTCTAGCCGCAACAGATGGCAACGACCCAGGAAGTTCAGCTGCGCATCAGCTACGCCAGAACCCTCCTCGAATCTGGAGTCAACGTGCAGACAGCCTGCACAATGCTGCAGGCACGGTTTCCCGTCTCACGTTCCACCGCTTACAAGGACGTGAATGCAGCCTCTGCAGAAATTGGAGAAAGCGACGATGGTCCCGCTAGCGAAGACCCCACACTTGATATGGACTCGCTCCAGGCACAAGCGCTGCACATGTTTAACGTTTCGGTGGCGCAAGGCAACGTAAAGGATGCGTGCCAGGCAATCAAAGCCCTCGATACCATCCTCTCCTGGAATGGCCGCAAGGCAGAACTCCAGGGATCCGCTAAAAACGGTTACGTCTAACGCCCCAGGCACTTGACGCCCTGGAATTTCAGGGCTTACCTTTTAGCTGAGGCCCACTACGCCCTCTCTTCTAATGACAGAACCAACCCAACCAGTGATGGGGTATCTCATCCCTTACGAATGGCAAGAACCAGGAGAGCCCATGAATGGCGATTCTGATGACGTTCCAGCAGATGAATGCGATGATTCGGACTTTGACGATGAAGGAGTGTTCACCTTGTGAACGGCGAATTTGAATGTGATCGGTTGTTCTTCATGACCCTAGTGAATGGCGGAACGTCCCACCGCTGCATGACGATCGCTCGTAGTTTGCGGGAAGCTGAGCAACGCTCCAGGCTTCACTATGGGCACGGATACGTGTTGAACTCGTGGGGAACACGTTCCCTACCGATTGAATCGCGGTTGATTGGCGGCGGTTATTTCGTACGTTCCAGCCGGGATGAAAACCACCGGCACTCCCTCACCATGATCAGCTCGCTGCGTTAGCTGACTGTTCTGCTAAGAGCGAAGCGAAGTAACGTTCCACACGCTGCTCAAAGCGAGCTTCTGCACCGAACAATTCGAGTTGCGTTAGCTCGCGCAGCTGCGGCGCTCCAGTCCGACGTGCCACCACAACAAAAGCTCCCTGGGCCTGAATGCCGGTGAGGGCTTTGAGGCCAAGTGAATACGCTCCAAGCTGATCAATGTAATTGGTGAGCATGTCTTCGCTACGTTCGCGAACACTTGTCTTCCAATCCACGATGTACGGTCCTTTCCCAGAAATATCCAGGAGTGCATCACACGTACCAGCGAAACCCCCTATGTGATGAATGGAAAATTCGATCGCATGAATGGCGGTAACATTGTCTGCGATCCAGGCTCTTAGTCCTCTGGCGTAGCCTGCAGCGCTCCAGGGCACCCTAGGTGCTCCTTGAATGGCCCTCTCGATGCCCCAGCGGGTGATCGATCCAG